GCCATAACCATCAACGGGATATAAACGAACATATGCGTCACTCATACCAGCCATTTGATTTACAGCACCGTCAAGGTTAAGAACCTTGCCCTTTTCGGGATGCTGAACAGAACCTGCTATTTGTACCCAGTTGTACTTTCCAGCAAGTCCAGTTACGAACTCTCTTGCCATTGTAGCAATACCAGAATGCATCCGAAGATCGTCGCAAAGTAGTATGATTTTCTTTCTGTCTTTTTGAGGGATATAACCATTTACCATATATAACCTTTAGTATGTTTTAAATTTGAATATTGTCAAATTATATTAAAATGCACTTCCACTAATTTGTAGTGTATTTTCTGCATCAATCTTCTTTCTGAAATCTGGATCATTGATATAAAGATATACGCAACGATTTACTAGCTTTTGTAGTGTCATGCCTCCGCTAATTCCTGCTTCTTTGAAAGCAGTATATTTGTCTTTGAAAACATGTACTGACGTAAATGATGTGTCGTGATTTGATTTTAGTCTCATAGTATTTAATGAATTGTCTATATACATATATATGAAAATTAGTATTCCATATATATAAAAAACAAAACACTAATATAAGAACTAACAGCCTTCTTTTCCGTCACAATAAAGATCACCCTTGCTATTCTTGAGCGTTTTGAAAATACAATATTTACAATTCTTTTTTGCTTTGCCGGGATTCTTTAAGAACGCAGTCTCTTTATTATATTCACCGGCAGCATCAAACCCTTCATTGATAAACTGCAAGAAACTGGTTTCAACTTGCTTCATGCTCATTTTACCATCTGGTGGAGATATACGTTGAATGCGTTGTTGAGGAAATGCAACATCCTCGTATAGTTTGCGTTTAACAACAAAGAACTCAACTTCTATGTCAGACATAGGAATCTTGAACATTTGATTATAAAAGCGTTTATACAATAGTAGTTGGTCAATCTTGGTTCTATCAGCCTTTTGATACTTGTTCCAACCGTTCGTACTAGTCTTAAAATCTAAAATAAGTATCTTCTTGGTGTCGTTGTCTCTAAGTACAATGTCCAAGAAACCCTTATACATTATAGTACCTCCTCTTAATGGTATTTCCAAAGGAAGTTCAATGCCCACAAGTTCATATTTCTTACTTGGAAAGTGCTTGGCACGAATAGAATGACCAAGAACATGATCTAAAATAACTTTGCCATCATTCTCAAACTCAGCAACCACAGACTTTGTAATCAAACCAATGCTGTCCAACTCTTCTTTAATAAAATCGGCGCGTTGTTCATCTGTAAGAACTTGGTCTTTCATCTTCTCTTCAATAATTGCTATCTGTTCGTCCGTAGCAATCTTTAAGTCTTTTAAGCCTTCTTCATATTCTTTCTTGAATAAACCCATAGCATCAAACGAGTCTGCGGCTTTTGTATCGACTGTATATAATAAACGAAGATATTCTTGTAGAGCAGCATGAATAGCCGTACCAAATGTGGTATGTATACTTGCCTCGTATGGAGCAAGTTTGTCTATATAAGACAGTTTCCATTCCATAGGACATTTCAACCACTTACTATATTGACTAAAGCTCACCGACTTTAATTTCTTTACCTCTTCTTTTGCAACAACCACATCAACGGATGCAGTTGATTCAACAGCTTTTTCGGCAGGTTCTTCAACAAAGAATTGTTCGTTTGACATATTCAACTACTATACAGAAAGAAAATATGATGTCAAATTAAATACTGTTATATTTATTAACAAAGAAATAACATATAGATGAACAAACCACATTTCAGTCACGTTTTGCAGAAAGCGGGAGTACTTAAGAACTTCACAGTTGCAAAAGTTGTGAAGAAGCAAGACATTGAAGATTTAAAGGCACTAATCAAAAGTGTAACATCAAGCGACAAAGAGTACAAACAAATGCTTGATGAAGAAATGAAAAAAATTTCGGACATGCACGACGAGAACAATCCTATACCCGGTATTATATACCCACCAGATCAATCAAAAAATAAAAAATTGATTGTGGCGATTGTTACCAAATTTTCTCAAAGTGTAAAGAAACAAAATCTTTCTACACGCGAAATGGCATTTCTTATATCTGCTATCATAAATGAACTTGGACTAACTCAAGAAGATTTTATAAATCTAAAGAGAGAACTGGAGGACGCAAATCAAGACGACGAGGATGAAGAAGATGACGAAGATGACAACGGCGTAAATTAACGCTTGTTGACATACTTAATCATAAACTCGTCAACATGTTCGGTTAATTCAAGATCGTGCAACAGTTCGGTTGACGACATTTTACCAACATCCCGCCATTCAACTCTGTGATGTGCCGCGACTCTAACTTTAGGATCATTCAGTGTCTCGTGTTCATTTGCAGGAGGAACAAACTGAGTATATGGTTCAGAGCCTATCCATTTACTGATATGGCACAGCAATCCATCCATTTCAATCTTTAACCAATATAGCTCGTCTCTTTCATATGCATCATAACGAATATCCGTTACAATATAATAGTCATAATTACTTTCTTGAATTTCTTTGTTTGCAAGTTCAATCCAATATCTACCATTGGTGCGTTTGCGTTGAGCATCGCCGTACCATACAAGAAATGGACGTATAATGTTCTTTTCTTCTGTCACTTGAGTAAATGCGGATATACCGAGAGTACTTGTTAAGAATGAATCACATTGTTGTTTCAACGGTGCAGCCAATGAAACTTTCTTCACAGACTTTCCAGCCCGTTGAAGCTTCATTTCAAGAATGGCAGCAAATGTATCTTTTCCTGCACGGGCAACTCCACTAAGTCCGATCACTTTTTTGTTACTCATATGTCACAAGAATAGCAACTTGATTATTTTCGTCAAGCCTTTTCAAGCAAATCTTTGATTTGTTTTTCACTATAACCATAAAGAGAAACAATGTTCAACAACTCACTGCTGGATAAGAGTTGTATATATTCTACTACATTCCGCTCACTGTCTTGATAATGACGCGACAACAACGCAAGCAAGTCTTTGTTATACTTGTCTGCTTTGCTTTTGATATATGCGTCAAATCTACGACCTTTTGGTACAACGGCGATGCATAGTTTATAAAACTGCTCGGATGTAAGCTTGTCTTGGTACGCTTGCAATTCGTTGATTGTATCAACAAGATCGGCTTGCATACTCAAGAATCTGCACACCATATAGTTACTCCATGTCTTTTTGTCAGCATCAGTCAATGTGCTAAAATAGTTTGGGTTTTTACCCTCACGCACATGATTGATATGATCAAACAAACTTTTGGTTTTTGGCTTAGACTCTAGGGAATCTTTAGACTTTGATTTTTTCATTTTACCCAAATACGTTTGTCATATTGAACGAATGTACGCAAGCCAAATACATTATTTGCATTTGACCATTTTCCGTCACTGTCTTTTTGACTTAATATCTTTGTGTATGCCGCATTTTCATTCATGCCGATTGGGTTGGACAAATAGAATTTATTTCCAACTTCCAATTTACCAAATTCTGCCATGCGAGCGTTATCTGTGTTAGTTTTCATCTTATATATAATTTATCACTGTCTATTTTAAGTTTTTTACAAAGAGAGTCAAAGCTTTTTAGCTCATTTCTCAATTCCTCGGTTTCCCTTTGGGCGAATGCGATTCTGGAACGAATCTCGTTCAGTTTTTCCAGTCTCTCCGTAATCTGTATCTTCCCCGCCTCGGTTACTAACCAATCCACGTTGGCGTTGTTCAAGTCTATGTAATCTCGAATTATATTCTGTAAGTTTTGTGCTTGTTTTATGTTGGTCATTGCTTGTTTTTTTTAAATTCTCAAAAGCTACCTTTAGTGTATCAGTTATAGCATTGCCAGATTCTATAAACATCACCTTTTGTTTTTTAAGCGACTCTTGAAAAGATTGTTGCGTTGGGCGAATCTTGTAAATGTAAAAAGTATACATCAATATTGACGAAAATAACAAGTTGACTCCAAATTCTAGGAAGATATTCATAATATAAAAAAGGATGCTCTATATATTGTAGAGCATCCTTTTGTTTGTCAATATTATTGTTTATGCTACGCCTCTTACTTCGGTGACATTACTCATGAAGTATACCCAGCTTGGATGATGCGCAACCGTGATAGTAGAACTGCGAGGAATTGGCTTTGGAGACGATGGCTTACGAAGAAGCCTCAAACCTGCCTGTGAAGGGGTTTTGTCTGCTTTGGCCGAGTTGATTTCCTTGCAACTCCATACCATGTTTTCAAAGGTATTTTTACCACCTTGAGCGCGAGGTATAACGTGGTCAACATTACCTCCTTTGTTCGTAAGAACCTTACCAGAATATTGACAGATACCACCGTCGCGCTTTCTGATAGCATCTTTGGTTGGACGTTGAATAACCACTGGCATCTTGCTATAATTTGGCTGTATGATGACACGCGGAGCGCGAATAGTCATGGTGCCGGTGCTAATAGTCAAATCATAGTCTCTGATTGGAAGGGTCTTCCAAATATCCCAACCAACTGGGTTGGTGTATTCTGGAGAATTCCAATCAACTTTGCCGTCCTCGTCGGTTGGAAATGTCATGTCAATAGCCATAGCGGGTGGGTTTTTACCACCATCTCCGCCAAGCATAGAAATGAAAGCCTCTTTGACGGTCTTGGTGTCCAAAACTTGCCAAGCAGCGTTCAAACACAGTACTGGTTGATTGATTACATTCATATTTTTATCCTATACAAATAACTATGAACTCGTTTTTATAAAAAGTCAAGAACTAAATCACAACAACCTTGATTTGAAAATATGGATCAAAATCAACTTCCATGTCGCCGTCAAATAAAATGATAGTGCGATTTGATTTATTGACTACAAGAGACACCGTAAGTATCTTACCAGAAGCACTTAATACTCTGTCACCTATTACTAGGCGTTTAACAATTTGCTCTTTAGTCCCGACTTCTTTAGTTTTTGTTTTTGTCATATTGTGTAAATACTATTATTTCAATACTTGAAATAGTAATTTCTTATATTCATCCGAGCCTATGGACTTGCGGTCTAACATTTTGAATATAATTGCGGCCCTGCCTGTGCTTCCATATGCTTGTAATACTTCCTTTGCGGCAATATTACGAGGAATGTTCATACGAGCAGACGCAAACTCAAACAGTGCATTCATAATCTTATGAACTTCTTTCATAGCATCGCAGATACGCGAAGCATGTCCAGTTGCCATTGTAGCAATCTCAAAATCAAACTTTACAGTTAGATACTCAAAGAATTCTACATAACCAGTTGGCTCATGTGATAATGTGTGACGTGGCATAAACCAATCAATATACACATCAATCACTTTGTCTACGCTAGAAATTTCACTTTTTGCACGATGCAAGAAAAGATATTGTGCGGCTTTTAATTTACGAATTTGTTGTTCGTTTCCATAATACACACACAAACCTTCTTGATCTTTCAAGACTTCAACTGCCGACTTCATTTCTTCAACAGAGTTGTAAG